TGCGAATCCTTTTGTAGAATGACCACCGTTATTTTTTCTACCATCCATAATTAAAATAGATTAATTAATTAATTATACAATAAAACTTTTTATAAAGTGTTAATTGATAAAACCATATTTAGCATAAAACTTTTCTCTCTTGTGATGCTTTTGGTATAGTTCGTTATAATCTTTAGTAAGTTGTTGTATTGTTTCTCTTTGTTGTTTTACCTCATCTTTTAAAGCTGCGTATTGTAGTACGATACTTTCGTCTGTATGTAACATTTCTTCAGCATCTTGTTCTACTGCTTTTAGTTTGTTTTTAAGTGCGGTGTAATTATTTCTTACCATCTTATCTTTCTCAATCCAAGATTCAAGTTGTCTTATGCCGTGTAGTACACTTGCGTAGTGTCTGTTTACTTCTTCACCTATAGATGTTAAACTTAATCGTGTGCTGTCTCTTGTTAGTTTAAAATACATTGCACGTGCTTCTACGTATTCTCTCTTTCTTGTTGTAGCATCTATCTTTAGTTCAAAATAGTTTTCTACTAGTTTTTTAATCGTCTCTTTGTTCATTTTCTAATTTATTAATTATATCTTTTATTGTCATAAATCCTGATTCGTGTATTGCTTTTAGTATTCCTGCACACGCCTCATATTCTTCTGCTTCTTCGTATAAGTTAATAGCTTCTTCAAGTTCTGTAATACTTCTACCATTTGATATATCTACTAAAGCAAGTAAGTAAAACTCTTCTATTATATCTTTATTCAAAACATCCTTAATTGTGATTGATGTTCTTGTAATCGTTTCTTTGCTGCTTCGTAATAGTCTTTGTCTAATTCATATCCTGCTAAATCATATCCTAAATTATGACACGCAATAGCTATTGAACCCGAACCTAAATGAGTGTCTAATATCTTATCTCCTTCTTTAGCATAGTTCATTAAAAGCCATTCGTATAATGCTACAGGTTTTTGTGTTGGATGTATTTTATCACTTGCTGATGTGTTTCCCTCCAAACCTCCATAATATCTATAATCAAATTGTTTTGCAACTTTGTTAAAACTTGTATAAGCTAATTCTCCATCTGAAAAGTTTGGAACAGGATTCCCTTTATACCAAAAAATAAAACCCTTACAACCATTAATCCATAATGCAGGAAAATAATTAGCACCCCAAACAATTTGATTCTTACTTATTCTTTTTAATTCTATAAAATATTTATCCGTAGGTATTGAATCATCCCAATTACTATGCTTATATTTATTTGCTTTAACTCTTGTCCCATCACTTGTTTTATTGGTTCTATTAAATTCTCCAAATCCAATACCATAAGGCGGGTCAACAATAGCAAGGTCAAACTGATTATCGTCAAACCCTGCCATTGCTTCCATACAGTCTTGGTTGTAGAGATTAATCATTTTTTATATCTCTGTATAATTCTAATTGTTTATTGCACCAAGGTCTAATATGTTCAACATAAGAAAGAACAGGACTGTCATCTTCCGCAAGTTGTTCTAATTGGTCAAATATATATTTCATTTCTCCCAAATTACCTTTTATCTTTTGATGTGCAAAAGCACAAACTCTATTAACAGTAAATGATTGAATTTTTACGTTACCATAAAATTTACGCATATTGTAAAATTTATTAAATAAGTATTCACTAAATGCTTTATTTTTTATAGTTGCATTTCCTTTTTTGTATATCATAGATGAACCGCTATTAAAAAAGATATTTAATACATTACCTACTGTAAACACATCATCAGTTTCTAAAAACTTTTTATATACATAGCTGTAGTCTTTTCTGTTTCTTGCATAAGTTTTTAAATAATCTAATGCAGTCCACGCTCTATTAGCATTATTTAAACTTATGATGTACTGTTGGTATTCATCAAGGTTATTAGTGTCTATCCAATCCACAATATAAACAGGTAAGGTTCTCATACCTATTTTAATTGCCATTTCTACTCTGTGATGCCCTTCTATAATATTTCCGTATTGGTCTATTACTATAGGCACTAACCATCCAAACTCTTCCACCTTACTTTTAAAAGAATCTGAATGATTCTCTACAAAATCTCTATTTACTATAGAGTGCTTTAATTGTTTTGTTGGGTAGTTTAAGTCAAACTTTCCTACTTTGATTTCTGTTGTGTTAATTGTTCTCATAATATATAATTGTTATTTGTGCTTACTCTATTAGGTTTTCAGCTTCCCCTTATAATATTCCTCTCATTACATATTGGTCTAAATCATTTTCTTCTTGAAAGAAGTATTTGTAATTGTCTACTGCTTGTCTGAATTTGTTCTCGCCTCTTGCTAAAAAATCATCACTCACATCAAAGATTCCTATATCAGTACTTGCTTTGTCAATCACTAAAAAGGTAAACTTCTCTTTCTTAAACAATTTAAGATACAGCCACGCTTGTAAATCGTACCCATACTTGTCTGCACTATACCTAAATGTAGAAAGGTCAGCAGAGGTCTTTAAATCAATTAGAGTATCTCCCTTTGTAATATCTGCTTTGCCTCTAAACGGAAGTCCTTCTATCATATCTATTGCAGGTACTTCAAAATCTGATTTAGTTAATAGTTTAAGTGCTGCCTCGTTTCTTAATACTGCATCTGCTAATCTTTCTGCTGCACTTCTTTCTTTAGCAAGAAACACCTCTCCATACTTTGCTTTAGCATCCTTGTACTTGTTAGTGTTCTTTGTGGAAGCATCTACAAAATGTAGCTTATCTACTTTGTGAGGTTCAAGTATCATCCAATGTACTAACTTACCTGCTGATAAAGCAGGACTATCTTGATTAGGGTCACCATACTTTAGAATGTTTCTGTATGTCTTTGGACTTTTTAAAAGTGTTTTAAGAGACGAACTACTTAATGCGTGTTGTCCAAGATGACCGTAGTAGAAGGTGTCATCATACATTTGTGTAAGAATTTCTTCTTTACCCCAATGCTCTCCGTTTAATAATGTAATCATAATCTTGTTATTTCGTTTTGTTCTTCTTTTCTTCTGTTCAATTCTTCTTGGCATCTATCAACGTAACCATCTAAAAATTGATGTGTATTAATTACTTTTTGTAATTCTTGGTCTGTCATAGACCTGTAGTAAAGTTCTTCGTATGTCATAATATTGTTTTTGTAAATATAAACAATTATTTAACATCTTCATCTTTTGGGAATACTTTTTTTTCTAGCTGTTCTAATCTGTTTAGTGCAACCACTAATGCTTGTTGTGTTAGCTTTAAATCGTGTTGCAGCTTTATTATTGTGCTTTCTTTCATATTAATCTTTAATGAAACATATCCAATGAGTATTCATCTTCTTACCGCTTTTGTGTCCGTATAGCGGTTTATGTTCTGTTAGTTTTAATATTTCTTTTACAGGAAATTGAACCTCACTCCATTTGAATATAAGAGTACCATTTGGCTTTAAAACTCTAAAACATTCCTTAAATCCTTGTTTCAACATACCCTTCCAATCCCCTTGTAAAGACCCATACTTTTTAGTTATTTGACTTTCAGAGTTTGAAGATATATGTGGGGGGTCAAATACAATGTGCCAAAAAGAGTTGTCGGGTTGCTTTATATCAGTAAAGTCCCCTATAATATCAGGGTCTATTATATTCGTTTTTGTTCCACAAGGATAAGTGTCTATGTGGGTTTCTCTCCTTTTATCTATGAACAATGCTCTTTCATCTTTTTTATCAAACCACATTCCTTTCACACTACAACAAACATCTAACACTTTTTTCATTTCTGTTGTTTAAGTTTTTGTATATATAATGTAGCATCCATTAGTTCTTCCTGAAGATGATTTAAGAACTTATAGAATCCATCAGGAGAATCGTACAAAGTAGTACCATATTTATTTATTCCATCAGCACTACGTTCACGCATCTTACTAACTACCATTTCAACTATAGGGTCTTTAGGTTTGTGATTATAAGATGAGTCCATTGTCCATCTATCGTTTTGCATATCTATCCACTTTCTTAAACTATCACTCATATTATTTTTTTTATAACATACTCTATGAAACGAAAAGTTAAATAACCTAATATTAAATCATCCATATAACGCTTTGTATTTATCTAATTTCTCTTGAAGTTCTTCTATTTTCTTATCAGCAATTCTTGCTCTTTCTACTGCACGTATCTTATCACTACGATATTCACTTAATGACTGTTCGTATAACCTTTCGTTAGTAATTAGATTATGTACATAGAATCCTACTTCCTGCCAACAATAATACATTTCGTTAATGGCTTTGTTTTCAGGTTTCGCTTTTCTTGATTTAACGATATACTCGCCAACTAAATTAAAGTTAGCGTAGTATTCTCCTTCTTTAATATTGTTCAGTTTCTTGTTCATTAGAATTTACATTTAGTGCAATTAAAGTGTTCTCCTATTTTATTGATGTAAGTTATAAAATTTTTTGGTTCTGTAAAATAAGTCCAATCTCCTTTATAATATCTTGCAGTAACTGTACATTCTTCTAATGGTATATTAGTATTGTCATCTTCGTATTGATGCTCTACTTTTAAAGCTATACCTCCCTCTCCCCATCTATCTACAATTCTTTCTAATATTAGTTTTTGACCTGTAGGTATCTTATTGTACTTTCTTTTTACCTCTCCAAGTATTAATACTTTGCTGTCAAATTCTAAAACAAAGTCAATATCACTTGGATGCAGCTTACCGTTTTGCACTCCTGTAAAATCAATAACTTGTTTTACTTGGTTTCTATTTCTAATTAAACTCATAAATACTGATTATATACAGCTTGTAAATCTTTCCATACTACCTTACCAAAACTACAAGGTGTACATTCAACTTTGGTTTTAAATATTCTTTCGTAAATGTTTTTGTACGTTTCCTGCTCTTCAGGTGTCCACTTATTCTTTTTAGTATCTACTGCCATTTTAATTAAATCAAACTCTGATTCACTTAAACATTCAGGTTTCTTGTATCTAAACATTTCGTTTAATTTTACTTTTCGTTCATCACATCCACAATCTTCACCTGCTATAAACTTTACTGCTTTCTTTATTCCTGTAGCTTTTGTTATCTTCTCAACCGTATCTCCAAGTCCTTCACTCGCTTGTGTGTGTTTAGCTTTCCACTCTTTGTACTCTTTAGTGCGTTTGTCTCCTTTAAATTCTGTCATAATCTCCATTTTTATAATCCAAAAAATCTTCTTTGAATGTATCCTTAATTTCTTGTTTAGCGTGTTTTAAGGTATTAAATATACTTACCCAACTAATATTGGTTTCTGCTGCTATACCTCGTATGCTTAAATCAGTATCTCTGTAAAGAGAAAACAATTTCTTTTCGTACCATCTCCATCCATCAATGTGGTCATCTATCATTGTACAGATTTTATGAAATGCTACTTGTTCATCCATTTGCGAATCGTTCGGAATTTGGATGGTAAACTCTTCATCATCAAGAGAAACTTTACTAATCTTTCTTTTAGAGTTGTAATACTGATAGTAAAGAGAACGACAACAAAAGTATATATAACCCCTGCTAACGATACCATTTCTAATAACTTTGTTTTCATCTGCATACTTATAAATAGTTAAGTACATCTCCTGCACTATATCTTCTGCATAGTCGTACTCTCCAAAACTTTTTACAATGGCAATCCACTCTTTGTGCCTTTCAGCTACTTTTGCGAGCCATTCAGTTGGTTTATCCATATCACATTAATACTAATTATACCGAGCAAACATTGCAGGGTAACCTCATCTTCTTGTTCGTATTGTTCTTTGTGATATAAAAATCCAAACATTATTCCCTTAATAGGACTTATTATAATCTCTGCACTCTTAAATTGACCTATAATCAAAAAAGAAAATGCTACTACTAATAAAAGTCCTACTACTATCATACGTTTAATTTTTGTACTTTGTTTTCATTGTGTATTAAATCTCTCCCCATATATTCAAATCCTACATTATTAACTTTCATTCTTAATTGTATAGGTTGTTCAAACGTGGTAGGTCTTGAACCTGTTTCGTTTTCCTTTATTTTCAAGACGTGGATATTGCTATACATCCAATCAGTTGGATGTTGCACGTATCTATGAATACACCAAATATCATCAGCACGTGAACTTATTTTAGAACCACCCTCTGCATCACTCATAGCTAATGGTCTTGTTAATCCTTCGTATTCGTGTCCTGAATGATGTACTTGACGAAGTGCAGAGGTTACACCGTGAGCATTAACACATATCTGTATGTTATTCTTTTTACTAAAAATGCGTAATTCAGTTAAACATTGATAATCATACTCGTGCGTGTTACCTACCATCTTTAAAATAGAAGCATCTTTAGCTAAAGAGTTATAAGGGTCTATAAGTAAACCATCGTAATCCCAAGCATCTTTAATTTGTTGTGCTTCTTTTAACAAACTCTTATAGGTGTACATATCTTCTACGTCTATTATCTTAAAGTGTTCGTTTGACCATTCTACTGCTTTACTAATTAACTCATCAGTTGCTTCCTGTATTGGTTTACCCATCCTAAATTCTATAATCTTCCTTAAAATAGATTCAGGACTGTTTTCACTTGACCAAACAACAAACTTTAAACCGTGTAACTTTGCCCATAATACGTAAAAGTAAATAAGGGTTGTAGTCTTACCTACGTTTGCGTGTCCTATAGCTATTAACAAATTCTTTTTAAATCTAATGTGTTCATCAATTTCAGGAACTCCAATCTTTAAACCTTCCTTTACTCTTCCGTACTTTATGTCTAATATCTTGTCTTGTAATTTCTTTGCTTGTGCTATCATACCATTCTATTATACTTTTGTTCCATTGCTATTGTTTGTCCTTCTTCTTTTTCTACGTAATATCCTACAATTGGATTTACTTTGTAGTTCCAAAAATCGTAAGGCATTTCTTCTCCATCTTTTAACTTTCTCATAAATATAAAAAAAAAGGGGAAATTAATCCCCTCTTAAATTAAAATGGTAAATCTGCTGTTTCTTCTCTTGCAGGGTTTTGGTCTGTGTTGTTAACGTTTCCTATTGTTGCTGCAATCTTCCAACCGTTTATACTTGTGTAGTATTTACCGTTGTACTCTTTGCCTCTTAAATTAATACTAACTGTAACAGGGTTTCCTACCTGAAAGTTGTTTATTGATTTTATAGACTCACCTAAAAAATCTATTGCTAAATCTTGTGGGTATTTCTCTGCAGTAGTTACAACAATAGTTCTCTTTGACCATTCGTTACCTGCTTTAGAAGTTCCTGACTCAACGTCTTGAATAAGTTTGATGTTTCCTGTAATTTCCATATTTCTACTTTTATTGATTGATTATTATATTTAGTTGTGTAATATACTTTTTTAATTCTACAGTTTTGCAAGTTCATCTTGTACTTTTTTAGATACTTTATACTTGCTTTTAATAGCTTCTACGCTACCTCCACCTTTTATAAATTCTATTGCTTTACTAAATTCAGGTGTGTTTTGATTTAACCATTTCTTATCTTCAGTTACTCCACTCGCTACATTAGCATCATCATCTACAGCTTGTAAACCAAGAAGCGAAGCTAAAGTATATCTTCTATAATATGTAATAGCAGAACCTAACTTCTGTGGGTCATTTATTTCAGGTAGTTTTAAAGCCGATATAACGCCTCCTGTTCCATCAATACAAATAAGTTTACTATATACACAATCTTCCTCTATTGGTTGTAATAGAAGTAATTTGTGTTTCTTTAGTAAAGGATTAAGTTGGTTGATTAGTGAGTTAATGTCAAAATACTTTGACTTGTAAAAAGGATTACTTGCATCCTTACTAATTGTACCTATCTCTTGTTGAAGATTAAATAACTTCTGATTAATGTTTGTTTCTTTCATAACTTAAAATTAATTGTTCTTTGAGTTTTTCGTTTTCGTATTGCAGTTCTAAAGTCTTACCATAGAGTTCTGCTTTAGTGTATTGTTCCATAATTGTAAAGTTACAAAAAAAATATTAATAAAAACAAAAGAGGATGCAAAATTAATTACACCCTCTTTTTACAAAGAACAATATACAAGAATTATCAAGTAAGTTTTTTCAGTCTTTCACTATAATCAGCAATCATTTCTTCTAACTCAATATTTGTAAATTTACGTAGTTCCCTACTTTTTTCAAGTAGCTTTTTAGATAAGTTATTACCAAGATATAAACTATACTTATATTGTTCACCTGCTCTATATACATTACAAGCTACGCATTGAGGTTTAACATTTCTTTCATCCCAACGTATAGAGTAATGCTTTCTACTCATAAAATGCCCTGCTTGAATTTCTTTCCAAAAGAACGTCTTATTGCAAGTAACACAATTACAATATCCATTGTTGTCGGCATTGCTCAATCTTATATACTGACTAAATACTACATCAAGTTTCTTAACAAGTTTACTCCTTGTAGGTTTTTTAGCAGTTCTTGGCATAGTTTTTTTTTAAACATCCATATGGTTTAGAAGTAAATTACCATCGGATTCATTAAAACCTTTTATTAATTTATATAAATATTTACTATCTGATTTAACTTTATTTTTTTCTGTTTTACTAGAATCTATTCCAAGATTTTGATAACTAATAGCATCCATCTCTAAAATACTATCTGTTCTTTCTTTTACAGATAATTGAAAATCTTTAGCAATTTTTTCAGCTAATTTTCTTATAGTTAAATCTTCCATTTATTTATATATATATTAAAGTTAGTAATTACATTCCCACTAACCCACCAAAGTTACAATCTTTTTTTTTAAGATGTAAACTATTTTAAAGGTAAGTTTTTAACAAGTTATTTATGCTTGTTATTTCCAAATACTTTTTCTACGCCTCTTGAACCAAAATATCCACCAATCACTATTGATAATAATCCTGTTATACTATCTAATGGATAACCTAAATACCATCCCACTACGTAACTTATTGTAAGAAAAACTAATGTTAAAGGTCTAACATTACTTGCTAACCACGAACCACTACGTGAATCAGCCACCCATCTACGAGTTGTACCATCTATTTCTGCACGTTCAATATCAAGTTTTTTAAGTGCAACTTGTTTATCATCATCGGACATTTCAGAACCCCCTATAATAGCTTGTATTACGTTTCCTGCTAACGTATCTCCTGCTACAGCTTCTACTACGTTTGGTATCTTGTTTAAAAGGAATTTACCTACTTGGGTATCTTTGAACTTCTTTCTATCGCTCATTTCTTTTTAGCAGGTTTGTTTTTACCTTTCTTTTGTGCTCTAGTACAATGACTGTATTTACCTCTACGATTTAATGCTTTACCCATAGTGTACTACCTACTGTATTAGTATGTCCAAACGCTGTTAGGTTTAGAGTCATCGGTGTCGCAATGTATAAAGGTTTTTGCAACTCCAAGTCTTTTAAACCCTGCTTTGATAAGGGCGTTAAGAATAACGTATCTTTCGTTTCCACTTCCAACAGCAATATCTGCTGCGACTCCAATAAGGTGTGATGAGTTTGGCACTCCACCGACTTGTTCGTTATGCTCTTTTGTTCTATAACCACTTGTGATTTTAAATGGTATTCCTGCGAGTTCCCTAGCGTGGTCAAGTTTGTAAAGAAAGTTACTATCCATATTCTTACCTGAATCAGGAAGAGAAGGACAGTCAAATTCCGATAAAGAAAAGTAATTAAGATTCATACAAATATAGCGTATAATAGTTTCCAAATAAGGAAGAAAGCTACTACACTAACAAAGATAGTTTTACCTCTATGAAACATACCTCTATCCCAATTAGTGATATACCAATCCTTCACCCAAGCTACCGCTTTGTTATAATATTCTTTTATCATAATTATTTATTTAAGTGGCTACCATCACAATACCCATTAGGGTTTGTAGTACATCCACATTTACATTTTACTTGACTCATCTTCTTTTGTCTTTTTGTAAATACTCAAGGTCTTTCATAAAGTTGTTTAGCTTTATTTCTTGCTCTCTCATTTTAGCCTCAAGCTCTCTTTGGTTCTTCCAAGTATATTCCTTTTCGTTATACTTTAGCTTTTTAACATCAGCAGCATTAGTTTCTATCTTGGCACTTAAAGTATAATAAGAACCTATAATAGAAGCAAACATTGCAGCTATAGTTATTATCTGTGTGATACTAATTGAAACATCAGCTTTTCCATCTCCATCTAAATCTACTTTTGCCATCTTATTTTAGTTTCTTTGTTATTTGTATTACTGTATACCCTATTGCCAATACAAGCGATATTGTCTGAAGATAAGGATTAATCTCTGTTATTGATATAGCTAATGCTATTGCGTTGAATCCGTATATCTTCAATTGCTCCATTATTTTATTGCTAAATAGATGTATTCTTGGTCAAGTGTGTTTAAATCAGGAGAAACACTTGTTGAGTCATCAATTTCATATTGGAATCCATCAGGTAAGAAATTAATTCTATATTCATTAGTGTTTGCATCAGCATCAGTTGTGTCTTCTTGACTTGATACATTTGCCCTAAGACCCTTATTATTTCCTCTTACATTATCAAAAATCCACCAATTACCTGAACTAGTACTTTTTATCATTATCCATCTTGGTTCAAATCCAAAATTTGTAAAAGATGAAGTTGTTCCTGTCCCCGTATAACTCCCTACCTTCTGATAACCTGTAACAGAGTGGAAGCAGTATGCGATAAAAGGACTACTACTTGCATTTGAACTACTACTCACACCAACAGTAAAAACAGTTGAAGTAGGAGCAACTCCCACATCAGCTGGATAACCAAACAAACTACCTGTACCACTTTCACCTCCTGAAGAATTTAATTCCATATGTTTTCCTGTTCCCATAGCAGTATGGTAAACTATCCAAGGGTTTGTTGAATTTAATCTTTTTAAGATAATCATTTCAGGAGCAGAAGAAAGTCCGTGTCCTATCGTATTGTTTACAGCTAATCCTGTGCCTGTATACTTCACAATGCTAAACCCTGCCTCTGCATTTACACTTACTATACTATCTATATCACCCTCTGTGTTTATCTGTGGGAGGTTATCATCGTGGTCACCTGCTTTCCAAACCCAAGCTACGTAGTCATAACCACTTCTATTTACGGAAGATGAATTACCTATTAAACTAAATCCGTTGTCATTTAAACTTGTAATTTGTGGGTCGTTAGTTATTTCTGCTCCA